TTCCGGGCCGGCAACGCGCTGGTGTGAATCAGGAGCAGCACCTTCTTGCGTTCGACCCCGAGGATTCTGGCCACCTGTTCCACCGAGTAGAACTGCGGAGCGACCAGGGACGGCATGGACCGGGGCCGCTCCCTCACGCGGCCTCCAGGGTCGGCGCCACGATCATCTCGCGGCACCGGCACGCGATCGTATTTCTCGCCGACCCCTTCGGATCGACGGGATACCGCAGGCGCTCGCCGCCCACCCAGAAGTCATCGGTGATCGGGATCGGGTTGCGCGCGGTGACCTCGTGCGCCGTCCGATGCGCGGGCCGGGTTCGATCGTCGAGCGTGGCCAGCCACCGCTTTCGCAGGTTCAGGTCCGGCACCTGCTCGTCGTACTGGGCGCCCCGCGCATGCGTCGCCGCGTTGACCGTCCGGCCGAGCTCGGTGCGGACGATCATCTCGGCTCGGGAGGAGGTCGAGCCGAGCGTCGTCCGGACGTCCCGCATGATCGTGAAGGGTGAGGCCTGCGCCAGCACGCCGCGGCGGAGAACGCGCCCGAGCGCCAGCCGGGTCTCGGTGGTGAGGTTCGTCACGAGCTCGGGGACGAAGAGGTCGAGGATCTCCGGGCCCACGGTGTCGGCAAGGTGGGCGATGCCCAGCGTCCGCAGAAGGCCCCGGTCCGCGTGGGACAGCGCCTCCTGCAGCGCCTCGTGCCGGCGGGCGGCGCGCAGGGCGCGGAGCGCGACCCGGTCGACCGTCTCCTGCCCGAGCGTGGCCGCTTCCGGGATCCACTGGGCGACGATCGCCGCCAGCTCGCGGCCGAAGCGATCGACCAGGATCTCCGTCGTGTCGGTCAGCCGGCGCAAGTGCAGGATCTCGAGCCGGCCGGCGCCCATCGCGCCCGGCGCGATCACCCCGGGATCCAGACGGACCAGGTCCGCGATCCGCCCCAGGACCGCCACCCGCAGCGTGCGGAGCGCGGCCTCGAGGTCCCGGAGCGTGCGGGCGACGAGCTGGCGTTCGGTCATACCAGCACAAGCTCCCGGTCGAGGGCCAGGTCGAGCGCGGTGCGGCGGACGATCACCCGAGGCCGGCCGACCGCTTCGGCGGAGGCGATGCCGCGGACCAGGACGGTGAGGGGCGCCGGGATCTCCGGCCGACGGGGCGGCAGGAGGACGAAGCCGCCCCCGCCGCCCTCGAAGCCGTGGACAGTCGGCATCCCGACCAGCTCGGCGCTCGGAATGCCGACGACCTCAAGGATCGTCGGGCTGGTGTCGAGGACGGCCGGGGTGCCGACCGCCTCGGCCGACGCGATCCCGCCGGCCGCCAGGACCAGGTCGAGCTCGTCCGCCCCGAAGGCCTCGGCGCTCGGGATGCCGGCGGGCCCCAGCGCCTCGACGAGGGCCGGGGTGCCGAGGGCCTGCCCGGAGGCGATGCCGGCGGCCTGGACGACGAGGACGACGCGCGGGGTGCCGACCGCTTCCGCGCTGACGAGCGCGGCCGGGAGGAGTCGGTGGTTGACCGTCGCGGTCCCGACCGCCTCGGCGCTGGGAATCCCGCTCGGCGCGACGGCGAGCACGAGCATCGCCGTGCCGAAGGCCTCGGCGCTGGCGATCGCCGACGGGAGAACCGTCTGGCTGGGCGCGCCCCCTTGGAGGGCGACGAGGATGGTCATGCGCTCGAGGGGGTCCTACACCCAGCCATCGACGGCCGCCGGATCGATCTCGGACCACTCGAGATGGACGGCGGCCTTCCACGTGCCGGTCGCGGGCACTTCCACGCTCCGGACCACCACGCCCTCCTGGTTTTCTAACAGGAAGGGGTATTCGTCCATGCTATCGCGCTGCCACAGGATCGTGCCCGGCGCGATGATGGTCGTAATGGATGTCCCGACCTGCGCGCAGACCTGGCCCAGCGGCACCCCATCCAGCGTCTTGGTGCCCGCGCCCAGCGCGGCGGTGGTCGCGATCCGCACGTCACCGCTCCCAAGCACGGTCGTGGCGAAGTCCGTCCGCTTCTTCGCGTCGTTGCTGCCGAACGTAATGCCGGTCCCCAGCGTGCCCTGCCCCGTCCAGGCGCGGGCCACCCGGGCTTCCAGCGAGATGGGCACGCCCGCGGCAAAGGCCGTCGTCGAGACCGCCGCCGAGACGCGGAGGGACCGCAGCAGGGCGAAGAGGGTGGCATGCACGAACCGGAACTGAAAGATCTCGCTGTTCGCCGCCAGTGCGGCCGGCAGCACGCCCGTGTAAAAGGCGGCCGAGTACGCGCCGCGGGTCCCGAGCTCCATCGGCCGGCCGCTGACCCGCGCGGCGAAATGGGTGGCCTCGACCGCCAGTTGGGTGGTGCCGTCCTTGCCGAGGACCCGGTGGAGCCAGCTCACACCCAGCCTCCCAGGAAGATGATGTCGTTACTGGTGATCCCCGCGATCGTCGCCAGGAGGTTGTCGATAATCTTCGCCTTGATCTCCACGGCCGTGTCGCCGAACGCCACCGGCACGGCGGTCTCCTGGTTGCACGGCGGATGGGACACGGCCACCGATCCCTGCTCCCACTCCACGATGGCGTAGCAGAGCAGCAGCTCGTCGGGCGAGCTGGCCGGGATGAGGAGCTTCGGTTCGCTCACGTAGACCCTTTTCATACCCACCCCCAGTGGACGGTGAACTGTCCGAGGCCGAGTGCCGCGATCGGATGCGCGACGATCGTGAATCCCGTGCCGGCGACGATGTTCCCGCAGACCAGCGGGCAGAGCGCGGCGGCCTCCTCGTGCTCATCCACGCCGTTGCCCGCGGTGGTCTCCCGCATGAACCAGGCCTCGACGTGGGAGCCGGCGACGATCCCGGTCTGGCTGGTGATGGCGACCGAGGCCTGGTCGGTGGGCGTCGCGCCGAAGTCGAGGACGGCAGTGCCGGTGGGCGGCATCAGAGCTTGAAGATCCGGTTCGCGCCGTTGTCCCAGGCGACGATAATGTCGCCGCCGCCAGGGGTGACCGGCAGCCCGGTCGCCGTGTCGATCAGGAACATGAGCGGCGATGTCGCCTCGACGCCAGTGTCCTTCCATCCGGCGATGTATTCCGCCTGATCGCCGTTGACGGTCGGGAATGTCGGGTCGGCGGCGTCGGCCACGCCGTTCGTCGAGCTTTTCCCGGTCAGCGTCTGCGGCGTCCCGACTCGGGCAGCGGCCGGAATGTCCGAGAGGAACTCATGGGTCGCGAGGTTCGGGGTGTAGTCTGCCCCGTCGACGAGGACGACCTTGATCGTGTCCGTGAGCCAGGCGATCCCGCCCTCGAGGAACTTCTGGCGACCGCGATCATACAGTGCATTAGCCATGTCGCGCCTCATGGGGACACCGGCCGTAGTAGGCCGATGCGGCATTGCAGTTGTAGCAGAGCACCCGATAGCCTTCCGGGAAGCTCTCGCGGATCAGCCAGCGATAGAAGGTCGTGCCGCCTCCGACTTCGCGCCGATGCTTCGTCCCGCCGCCGTTGAGATGATCCAGGCAGAGGAACTCCGGCGTCCCTTCACCGCAGCACACGCACTTCTGACCGTACTGGGCGAAGACCCTCGCGCGCAGCGATCGGTTACCCCGGCGACGACGCTTCCGGGCCTGCTCCGGTTTCTCTTGATTGCATCGTCGCTGACCCGAGTTCTTACACTCTCGACAGCGGACGCTCAGCCCGTCGACGATCGAGCGGTCGGCGCCATAGGCCGATAGAGGAAGGCTCATGTCACAGGAAGAGCAACGGCGCGTCCCGAGTCCCTCTCCGGACCTATCCTTCAGCGGCGGACCTGGCCTGTCGCCTGACATTTGCTACTCCGTGGGTTTGGTCTCGTGCCGCTCGGTCGTGGCGATGGTCCGGCCCTTGTCGTCCAGCGTGGCGGTCTTCTGCACGATCGTCGTCGTCGGGCCGGCCGGCGGGGCTTCGACGCTGACCCGGACCGCGCCCTCCTCGATCCGCACCGGGGCGTCGACGTGGATCTGCGCGGGCGGCGGGGCCTGGACCGTGACGTGCGACCCCTCGACGGTCACGGGCACCTCGACCTTCGGCGCGGGGACGTCCACGCGGTTCTCCACCACGGTCGGCGGGACGTGGACCGTCACCGGCGTCTCCACATGGATCGGCGCCGCGGCCGCCGGCGCGGGCGGGGCCGGCGCCACGTGGACGCTGACCGGCGCGTGCACCGTCACGGCGGGCGCCGCCGGCGGCGGCACGGATTCCATGAGGGCCGGCTTGGCCGCCCGCGCCACGGCGTCCGCGGCCAGGCGCGCGGCCCGATCCTCGGCGGCCTGCTCGTAGGCCGCGGCGTCGGCCTCCTCCGCTTGCCGCTCGACGGCGGCCTCCTCGTCCGATGGGTCCACGTCGACGCCGAGCTGGTGGGCGGCGGCGGTGATGAGGCGAATGGCCGTGCCGCGCGACATGAGGCGGGCCTCGACGGCGCCCTGCGCGGCCGCGGTGACCTGGGCGAGCGCGGTCGCCCCCTGGGCGACGTCCTTCGGGGCGATCTCCGGCATCCGCACGCCGACCAGCGACCAGATCGACACCTCGCGGCCCTTCTTATCCTTCGCCGTCGCCGGGAGCTTCTGGGCCTGCACCGCGGACCAGACGACGTAGCGGAGGATCGCGGTGAGGATGGTCCGGATGCGCTTCTGCCGGGCGGAGACCGTGCGGAGCGCGGGATCGGTCGCCTCGGCGGCACTCGCCCTTGTTTGCTCCATCTCGCCGAACCAGCCGGGCGCGTACCCGAGGTTGCCGACGATGTAGTTCTTGCCCGTCTGGAAGCCGGTCGAGAGGTCGGTCGCCTTCAGGTCAGGCGTCACCGGCGTCCAGGTCTCCTTCTCGTTGGTGACGTTGACCGTGCCCGGCCGCGGCGGTGTCGGGTGATCCTTCCGCCACTGGTCGATCTCGGGCCTCTGCGCGCCCTGGAGCACGACGTGCCAGATGAAGGCGTTCATCAAGCCGGGGCGCTCCAGCATGTCGAACTGATTCCGGTCGAGCTGGTCCAGGTGGTCGAGGGACGCGCTGACCGTCGAGAGCCCGCGGGTGACGCCGGCGATCATGTTCGCCCCGAAGTAGAACGCCGAGCTGAGCCCGTTCGGCCCGTAGCGGCCGGCCAGGCGCGTCGTCCACGTTGCCCGTTTCGCCAGCGCCTCCGCCGAGAGGATCGTGGCGTCGTCAGCGCCCACGCCCAGCACGACCGGGAAGACCAGCGGCTCCTGCTCGTGCCCCGACGGCGCCTTGAACTCGACGCCGATGATCACGCGGCCGTTGCCCGGGTCCGCGATGGTCCGGCTCACGGTGAGCGGGTCCGCCATCGTGATCCGCACGAAGCCGTCGGGGCCCACGAAGAGGGGCACCACGACTTCGCCGAGGAGCTCGTACTCGAGCGGCATCACCTCGACGAAGTGGTCCATGCGGTTCACCGGGTCGTCCCAGAAGCGATCGAGCCAGGCGCGCAGCTCCGGCGGGTCCTCGGGGCACTCCGGCTCCACGCCTTCCGCGGTGAAGAAGTCCCGCGGCAGCTCGACCGTCCGGCGCGTGAACGGATTCGCCACGAACTGGCGGACCGCCGCCTTCTGCACCCGCTCGTACTGGTCGGGCGAGAGGTCCCGGGTCCCGGCCGTGAGGGACCGATACAAGTGCTCATCAGAGTCGATTTGCGCCGAGCCGGGATAGAGGTTGACCGACTCCCGGAGCCCCGTGTAGCCCGCAGCCGCGGCCAGTGCGTCGAGCAGCCCCTTCATCGGTCGGACCTCCCCTCCGGGGCCCCGCAGGAACAGGGCGGGTGCGTCCCGTCGAGCCCAGGCCCCTGCATGGCGTCGCAGTCGAAGGTGTGTTGCCACTCGTCAATCCCGGCCCCGGGCTCGACGCGACCCGAGCCGCTATCCCCCGAAGAGCCGGACGGGCCAGACGGGGCCGAGACGTCGAGGGTCCGTATCGCTCCGGCAAGCGCGCGCAGGCGCCGGGCCACTGAGGCGGCCGGGTACTGGGCGGTCCCGGAGCGGGCGAAGTCGAGCGCCGCCGCGTCAGCCAGCCGCGCCGCGGCCTCGATCAGGCCGCCGGTGAAGCGGACCGTGATCGTCGTGCGGGGCATCGGCTCCCGGGGCGGCGGCTGGTAGGCGAGGGGCCTCACGGCGTCACCCGCTGAGCCAGCGCGCCGAACACGAGGGCCAACCACAGCACGCTCGCCCCGAAGGCGGCGGTGGCGCCGACCACCAGGCACGCCGCCCCGTAGTAGTACGCCCAGCGCGCCCATCGCTTCGTCGTGGCCTGGGGCCGGATCCCCCGTAGCGAGGCCAGGAAGATCAGCCCCCCGGCCGCCGTGAAGGCCAGGAGTGCGAGCCCCATCACCACCCGCCCCGTGAGGCCCGAGGCGAGCCCCAGCACCCACCAGCTGAGCGCCGTGAGCCCCACGGCCACGCACCAGTCCGGGCCCTGCCGCCCGATCGCCCGGGCGAGCTCGAGGGCCACGACCGTGAGCGCGTGCCGGGATCGCGCCGCGCGGCCGGGGCGCAGCTCCAGCCAGCCCCGCTGCGCGTGCCCATAGGCGAGGCCGTGGAGGTAGGCCAGCCGGCCCGCATGGGCCAGGAGCGCCGCCTCCTCCGGCGTGTCCGCCTCCAGCCGGAGGCCGTGGCCGTCGTCTGGGGTCGTCGCCTTCATGCGGGTCCTTTCACCGCCGCCGGCCCCACACCGAGGGCGCGGCCGGCCGCGCGTGGTAGGTATCGGTCGTCGGGTCGACGCGCTCGGAGACCGCTGCCACCTGGCTCCCCCCGAAGGCCAGGCAGACGGCATCGGCCTTGTCCGGCGAGCGGCCGAGGCGCGCCTTGTGGTTCGCTTTCGGCTCGATCTTTTTCTGGCCGGCGCTGGTGAAGGCGTACTTCACGGTCACGAGCTCCTCGCGCAGCGTGGGCTCCTCCGGCAACGCGAGGCGGCCGGCCTGGAGCCGGGCCCGGAGGAGGTCCCAGAGCTCGTCTCGGAGATTCACCCAGCGCGTGTCGTCGCTCGGCTTCTCGGCGACGTTGACACCGACGAGCCGCACGCCGTCGAGCTCGGGGTACTTCGGGCGCTCCTGGCCCGCGTCGTTGACCGTCCGCTCGGCCTGGAGCTCGCGAAGCCGATCGTAGACGCCGGCACCGATCCCGATGGCGTCCACGCGGAGGACCGTCGGCCGGCGGGCGCGCACCCGGTCGAGGGTCCAGCCGACCAGCGTCATCGTGTCGAGTGCGCTGATCGTCTCCAGTGGAAGGACGCGATCCCCATGGCGCGTGGCGGCGACCGAGCTGTCGTCCCCATACCGGGCAACGTCGAGCCCCATCTCGACGGGGGCCGTGTCCGACAGCGCCGCGTGCCGCGCGGCGGATTCCGCCGCGATCACGTCGGCCAGCGG